GGGCTTAGGGCATCGTTATAGTCAAACTGCGGGATGTTTACGAAAGGTGCAAGGTCTAAGAACCAATCGGAGTCAGTGCCTAAGTTAACTAATCGACTAGGCGCGTAGTCCTCTTGGAACAATAGCATAACGTTCTCAACCTGAGTATCCCGAACATCTGGAATGGCAGCAGATTGTATTGCCATCTTAACATCAGCTACATAAGTGTCTGGCGTTCTAATAATTCGAACGTTCTTGTCTGTTAAGATCAATAAATAATGTCGATCAGATTCTACGGAGAAATCTAATAGCTTGACGTTAGATGCCGTTGCAGACTCATTAAATAGGTTAAAGTCGGATAATGTAACCTTAGCAGTACCTAAGTCTGTGGCGGTTGTTTTGGCGATTCGCCAGTATCTTTTGGTGACTCCTGCTTTGAATCGAAAGTCTTGTGCGCTCGGCCCAAGCAAAGGGATATCAACCAGCTTTGTCCAAGCCGACCCATCGTCAGAGTGCTCGATATCAAACTCATCAGACGTGCCAGACGTAAGTAATATACCCCTAACGTCAACCACCTCAATATATTCTGCGCTGCCCAAATCCATTTGCGCCACAATGTACGGGTTTGTCGTGCTAATATTCGTTGTCGTGCTCGTAGACGTAGCGTCGTTTTCATCGTCAATGTCTCCAGGTGTGCCCCCGTTAGGCATTGTCATAGTGCCTGTAAGACGCTCTAAGACGTTTAACGCTTGGTCTATATACTGAGTGCCAGCCCTACGCTTCATGCCGCCCTGTGGGACGATAACAAGGTTCTTAGCAACCTCTGCGCCTTGGTAGTATTGGTCGATATCCACCCGACCTTTTAATAAAGGGGATAGAGCGCCACTAACTAGGCTGGTTTGAAAGAATCTTGACTTAGCCATCAGACCTCCATAAAGGTCAAATTCATCGAGAAAATGTCCACAACTAGAGAAGTTGTGCCATCCCCCTTAATCATTACATGAAACTCATCGCCCGTATTAATCTGGAATATGCCGTTAGATGAAGCAGAGCCACGCTTATTGGCAGACGTAAACGAACGCACAATAGACTGAGGGCTAATAACGTCATTGATAGATAGGGCTATGGTTACGTCAGCAACCTTTTGTGAACTCATATCAACCGAGCCAACAAACTGGAATAATCCACCAACACCAGTATAAGTTAGAGTATTGTCGGTTAGAGTAAAGTCTCGCGCTGGGCCAACCGCCATGTTAGGTACTTCAGTATACGTTACACCATCGTCATTCAGAGGCAAAACTGTCTCTGTGCTCAAGTAGTAGTAAGCATACTCTCGGTCTAAAAAAGACGTTTTTGCGACCACCACGCTGTTTTTAGATACCGCTGTGACCTTGGCTGTGTAAACCTCAACCGAGTTATTAACAATGATTAGGTCTTTAACCTGTAGCTTTGTGTACGCTTCGTTAAAGTAGCCAGCGCCTAAAACTACTGTACGCCCGTCAGTCGTCTCATAAGTATAGATTCTGGGTGCAGGTGAGCTACCGCCAACGTGGGAAAAGCTCTCGTTATCAAACATCAGAACCTCACATTAGTGAACGGGTTAGACGTAATCGGAACCTGTGGATATTGTTGTGAGTCAGTGTATCGAGCCATGCGTGACTGATTAATGTATTCGTTAGTCATTGTCTGACGCGCTGAATCGCTGTCTCGGATAGATGCGGCAAAGTCCCTAGCTAGGGCATACTCAATCATCTTAGAGAAGTATACGGGCCATTCAGACTCTGGTGCGTTGTATATGTAATCAGCGTACAAAGCACTTGAGGTGTCCGTGTAAACCTTGTCACCGTACAGTTGATAACTTGTATTGGGGTACAGCTTGATAAGGAAAAGCATATCAGTAGGTAACTGATATATGCTGCGCCACTCATCGTCCACTGGGGTTTCAGTTGTTAGGGATAACTGCGCCTTCTTCTTAGCAAAGCCCCAACGATGTTTGGTCAATTCATTCTGCACGATATTGTCGTACAGGTTCGATGCCACTTGTTGCGCGCGAGTGCCACCAGTAAGGGAGTTGATAGGAGTGTCTCCAATTAGAATAAGAGCATTACTAATTAGGTCTATCTTAGAAGCCATAACTCACCTTTAGAATAGATGGGGGCCGAAGCCCCCGATTGTGCTTATGAGTTGCCTACAGCCGTACCAGAAGCCAAGTCAACTACACCAGCGCTATTAGAAATAACGAAGGATACAGTGACAGCAGGTGCGTCAGTATCAACAATCAGAACTACGTCGCCAACAGTAAGCTCAGCGCTTGCGTTGTTGAAGTAGCCAGAACCAGCAACAGTTGCAGGTGCTTCAGTAGATGAGTAAACCCATACAGCGTTTGCATCACCAGAACCACCAATGCGTGAAAGACCGTCTCTTGAAAATGCCATGATTTAGTCTCCTTTACGCTGTGCGATCATATTGAACTTTAACCAAACCACCCTCGTCGCGTACGACAGAGCCAGCCTTTAGCATACCATTGGTAAGCCATGCGGTTCGCTCGGGAATCCAGTTAATTTCGGTTTTCATATCAATGCCGATAGCAAGGCCAACAGCGGGACGCTGGAAGAACCAAGAGTCAACAATGTTTGAAGCTACAGTCAAACCGCCTTCGTTTCGTGTCTCGATAACAATAAACTGAAAACCGCACAGTGTATTGATTTCGCCAGAAACTAGAGCCTTGATTGCCTGGTAGTCAGCAGAAGTTGCCTTCTCATCGTTCAACAAGCCACCCAAACCTTGTGCGTCAATAGCCGCAAAAAGCTCAGTGTTGGGTACACCTTGGTCACGGAGCGCTACTTGAGCCTCAATAACTTTAGCCATAGTGAGGTTAGTACCACCCTCTGGAATAGCAGTAGTTAATGGGGTAGAAGCGTCCATTGCATCAATAACGAGTTGGTCAGATCGACGACCAAGAGCGCCAGCAATAGTGCTTGCAAGCTCCTGCTTTTCATCGAAGTTGACTTCAGCAGCGTCAAAGATGTCAGTGTACTCGGGCGCGTTCCAGTTGCTAAGAGTAGCAGTCTTGAACTCATGCCCTACGTCCATTGGAGTTACTAAGTCAGAGGTTGATTTCTGGTTAGCAAGACCTTTGCCCATACGACGGAATTTGTAGGTATCGCCTACAACGTTGTTTCTTACGGTGACTGCGCCTTTCAGTAGGCCCATGCCCTGATAGGCATGCTTGACCATACTGTCAAACTCAATGACCGCTACAGCAGATAAATTTTTACTCATGTGATAACCCTCAAAACGAGTAATTAATAAAAGTTTTGTAGGCTTTTGACTGAGTACCCGACAGATTCGGTCAGTCTACAACCTTAAAATCTGTCAGGCCTCAAAGGGGTATCCGACTTGCCTATAATAACACTTGGTTATAAGAAATCAAATTAACCAAACGTTTGTGTATAAGGACGATCACCACCAAAGTCTTTCATCATCTTTTGAATCTTGGCTTCGTGGTTGCGATCAACCGAGCGGAGTAAATTTCCATTCTGGTCTTTCTTGTACATCTCTGCTTCGATTGCTTCCCAAGTAATACCGCCTGGCTGTACTACACCGTCAATCGGTAACTTAGCGGGAGCAGTGGCGCCAATCAGAGCCTCGACCAATTCAACCGCCTCGGCACTATTCACACCGTACCGAACGCGCTCATAAGTCTCAGGATCAAGGTTGTTCTTCATGAACTGCTCGACAGTCTTAATGCGTTGCTGTCCATTGTCGCCAAGTTTAGCCAATTCAGTCTCTACAGAGACCTCCTCGACTGCTTGACTCTGGGCAACCAGTAAATCCCAAGCGCGATTAAATGCGTCCTGTGACATATTGGTTTCTTCAGCAAACGTCTTTAGCTCAGAGAGTAGCTCGTCGCCATCCTCTACGCCCTCGGGTACAGAGTAACCCTCTTTAGGCGCACCTTTAAAGCCACCAAAGCGCTTCTCAAGCTCTGTATACGCCTTGGCTTGGTCTGCTATTGATTTATATTTGTCAGCCTTAAACCACTCTGGAGTCTCTCCTGAGCCTTTAATGCCTTCAGTTAAAAAGTATTCACCCTCTGACAACGTAGGGCTTGATTCATCTAGTAAAGACTCCCCGCCTTGCAGGGTATCGTCTATGACGGCCTGATCTTCCATAACTCTATCTCCAAGGATATTGAATAACAGCCCTTTTCGGACTGACCTGCTGGTGTTTCAACAGGATTTCCATGATTCGACGCTCACCATTCAATAAAGCCAAATCGTTAACGTCGATCCAATCTAAATGCTTATCGCCTTGGTAACAGCGAAACGCACGAAACTTGTGGATATATTGGAACTTATCGAACTTGTACTGCTCTGCAATCTTATCTAGCCATTCAAACTTGAACTTTGACGATATCAACCAATCCTTCTCGTCGCAGATCAAAGTGTATTTAGGCTGAACAGCCCTTGGCTTTCTCTTAGTCTCGGTCATAACTCCTCCGCTTGCCTTACTAAATGCAGGATGAACTTAATCGCACCCGCCTCACCATTGTGATAGGCCGCTTCATAGTTAATATTCTGCGAACTTAGTGGGGTATTGTTGTCGATTAAGAACCTGCGACTTAAATCCTCAATAACTTTAAACCCGTCATCAGTAGAAAAACAGCGATGGTAAGCCTTGGCTAACTCGACTTGCTTTTCTCTGATTTGCTCTTTGCTCTTATTTGCTTTTTCTTGGTCTATCTCTAAATTTTCCCAACTCATTCAACCGCCCGTAATTGTGGTTGTTGTTGCATCTGTGCAGCTTCCGCGCCTGCTTGGATAATCTGCTGCTTCTCAGAGTCAGATCGTACCAACTCACTAGCCATGCCAGTTTTCTCAGCCGCCCATGTACCGAAGTCCTCAGTCTTAAACGCCATCATCACTTGCTCTGGCCCTGCCGTCTGGAGTACAAACTGCACCGCTTGCTGTACTGCTAACAAGTCCTCAGCATCTTGCGCCCTAGCTAGTGGAGAAGTGAACTTAACGTCTACGTCAATGCCATCTAACTGAATGGGTGTAATCAATCCGCGACGCGTAAGAATAGCAACGCAACGCTTCAGGATCGGCATCAAGACTTCAGTCTGCAATCGACCAAAGGCTGAACCAATACGCTTGGCTAGTTCCCGAGACTCAATCGCTATTTCAGTGGCAGATCGTACAGGGCCAGTGGGGTCACGCAGATCGTTAAACAATGCCACCTTGATTGCGTTTTGTAGCTCGCTAATCTCGAACTGCGCTAGCTGCAAATTGCTCGAAGTGTCTAAACGTTGTATAGACGGGTTCGATGTGTTGTTAGAACCTACAGGGATAACAATGCCTGGGGCAATTGTTAGGTTATATGGGTTAGTCACACCGTCATCGGTCGCGGTATACATACCCGCTAGATCAATGGCTGCCTTCTGTAGTACAAACTCTTTAGCCTTATTCAGTGAACGAACGTCAGGTAGTGTCTGCATGGCAGGGCCACGACCGCGAACCTCACCCGCTACCTTAGTGTATCGACCAGTAACCCAAGGCGAAGTATCTCCGAAGTCCTCAAACCATGATATCTGGGCTTCCTTCTTCACCCATACCATGCCGTAGTACTTCTTAGTTTTGGGGCAGTAAACAACGCCTTCCGATATTTCTACTTCTTGATCGGGCTGGTTCTCGATAATGTTCCGAGTTGTAGATGATGGCTCAAAGCCTCGCCACATTCTTTCCAATAAACGCGCCTTGACTTTCATTCGTCGCCAGTGAGTCTCTATCGTGCCGTACGGCCCTTCTTCAAACGCGATTCCCTTCTGTGGGATAGCATGGAATACAAACGGCATCGTATCGTCGTCAGTTTCATCTATTCTTAGAGTCGCAGTACCCACCAATAAATCAAGTGCCGCCTCATAGAATTGAGTACCGAAGTTTGAACGGTTGATATAGTCAAAGACAATGCTGGCCTGAGTCTCTAGGTTTTCTCGAATGTCTTGCTCAGACACACCAAAGTCACCAGATTCTAGCGCTCTTAATACCTGCTCACTAGGCTGGAATGTAGCCCATCTTGCCCAGATTGGTGCAATGCTTTCTTGTAGTTTGCTTGCGCCTTGCTGAATAGCAGTCAGTGAGGTGGAATCGAATATGCGATCCATCTTTTTCTGACCTTTATCCTCTCGGTCAAACAGGTTTCGCTGTGGCAGGAAATACTCGTAAACATCTGACAATTGAGTGTGCCACATAGCCTCCGAATCAAAAGCCTTGGCCTCTCGGGTCACCATGTCATTGAGCGAGCCTAAGTGTGAAGGTAATTGCATATCAGCCTCCTAGCGCTGTTGACTGCCTGGCATACCTGATCGAGAAGTATTAGCGCCACTGGTGAGACCTCGGAGAGTGCTACCCATGCCACCATAACCGCCAGCCGTTCTTACTGTACCGCCACCCATGCCGCCCATCATACCGCCAACAAG